ATAGAGAACCAATAGAGATTAAGTTTGTGGTGGATAACGGAGTTGATGGTTTAACTATTATCAACGGAATTTGCAATATAACGAGCATTGCGATGAACGCACCTTATAAAGATGTGGCTACTTACAACGTGAGTTTACAAGGTAGTGGTGCTTATAACATAACAGGAACACAAGTAGACCCAAGCGGAGTTATCATCGTAGGTGCAAACCCTGTTAAGACAAAAGGTTACACGGCTACTGGTGGTGAAACTTCAATAACTTTTGCGGACACGATTGGATATGCTTGTCTTTACGTTTCAAGAGGTGGTGTGGATGCACAAAACATTTTAACAACAGGTACTCCAACTGGGGATGATGTTAAATTTGTATCAGCAACTGGTGTTCTTACTTTTGGTAGAGCATTAGCAGCTGGGGAATATATTAGAGGATTATTTCAATAAAATATTATGAGTCAATTACAAGTTACAGGTGAAGCAAAGATAAGGGACATACAAGGTCCAGTAGTGGCTAATGATGGTGTAATAACCGCTTTAGATGGTTTACCTTCTCAATACGTTAGAGGTGATGGTACTTTGGCTGACATTCCAACTGTAACAGGTGGGGGTAGTTCGGTATCTTACTATCTAAACGGAAGTGTCAATCAAGGCACTTTTGGTGGTTCTACTTACTATCAAATGAGTAAGAATGCTATAACAGGTGTTGGAACTAATTTCTCTGCTTCTACGAATGGTTTAATTGCTCAATTTATTACGGATGCTGGAGACCCTGACTTATCTTCTATCCCAAGCGGAAACTGGAACATTGAGTTCTTTATGAATGTAAGTGCTTCAAGTGGTTCTTTAGCTTCTTTCTATGTAGAGTTTTACAAGTACGATGGTAGTACTTTTACTTTGATTGCGACTAACTCGGCTACTCCAGAGCAATTAACAAACACTACAACAATTGATGCATACTATACAAGTGTGGCTTTCCCAGAAACACCTTTAGCGGTTACAGATAGATTAGCCATTAGAATATATGTTGATGTGGCAAGTAAAACAGTTAATCTTTATACAGAGGACAATAGACTTTGCCAAATCGTAACTACTTTCTCTAAGGGTATTTTGTCAATGAATAGCTTGACTGACCAAGAGCAATACTTAACCACAGGAACAAGCGGAACAAACTTCGCTATCGTTTCAAGTGGGGATACGCATACTTTTAACTTACCTATTGCTTCGGCTACAAATACTGGTAAATTAAGTTCAACGGATTGGAATACGTTTAATAACAAAGTTCCTTATACTGGTGCGACTTCTGATGTTGATTTAGGAGTTAACTTTCTTAAAGCAAGAACATTTTATGCAGAAGGTAATGGAGGTGGTGGTAGCTACGCTATTAAGAATGGAGCAACTCCTTCGTTTGAAGATGGGTACACAATTTTATCTTCTAATGATTATAGATTAAATATTTTATCAACTGTTAGTACAATAACTAAGGCGGTTTATTTAGGATTTTCAGGTGTAACCGCTACAAGAACATATACTTTACCAGATGCTTCAGGAACATTAGCATTAACATCAGATTTATCAGATTACGTTCCATATACTGGAGCAACAGGAAGTGTTGACTTAGGTACATATGGTTTAACTACAAGTCAATTAAGTGTATCTGTACCAACTGGTTCATCTGCAAGTAATTTATTTTATGTAAATAATGTATTAAAAGGTAGTATTACATCAGATAGTACATATTTTCAATTTGATTCAAAAGTTGCAGGTGGATTTGTTTTCAATAATAGTGCTGCTCAAAACATACTTATTTTACAAGACAATAAAGCAGCTGTTTTTTATGGTAGTATTATTAATTACGGATTTACAAATACTACTGCATTAGGTCTTACTGGTTCAGGTGGTGCAACACAATTAACATCTAATGCTACATCTAACAAATCTATAATTGTACCTAATGAAAATGGAACTTTAGCATTAACAAGCGATTTAAGTGCTTATGTACCTTACACTGGTGCTACAAGTAGTGTTGATTTGGGTGCATACACTTTAACAGGAGCAGGAATATTTTCAAATCCTTCTGGAACAACATCTGGACAAATAAATTTAAAAATAGGTTCATCAAATTCATCATATGTTGGATATAATTCAATTACGGCTTTATCTAATGGTGTATTTGCTTTTATTAGTGATATTTCAAGTGGTGCAGCATTAAAAGATGCAAGATTTGATTTTGGTTCTTTAACTAATAATACTACAAGAACTTATACAATGCCTGATGCTTCAGGTACAATAGCATTGACAAGTGATTTAGGTTCTTATGTAACATTAGCAACGGCACAAGACATAAGTGGTAATAAAACATTTACATCTTTATCTACTAAAGTTGAAGCTTTAGGGATTAAACTTACTTCTGGTGTTGTTTCAACAGGTGGATATTTAACTCTTAATACTAAAGTTGTAGGAACATTGCATTCTTTAATTTTAGCTCCAGATAGTACTACAAATCGTGCAGAATTTACTTTTGATAATACTGCTTTAAGAACTTATGCATTACCTGACGCTTCAGGTACAGTTGCCCTTACATCAAACCTTTCAAGCTACCTACCTTTAACTGGTGGTACATTGACTGGTGCTTTAAGTGGTACAAGTGCAACGTTTAGTGGAGATTTTACTTTAGCAAATCCATCTACAAATACAAAATTATTTATTAATCGTGCAAGTTCTGCCTATACAGATGGTATATTTTATCAAACAAATGGTACTTCTGATTTTTTAATAGGTCAAAACCCATTATCTACTGGAACTTCAGATTTATCTATTTATAGTTATGGAACATCAAGTGTAGTGTTTAATATTGCTCGTTCTACTGGTGCTGCTACATTCTCAAGTAGTGTGGGAATTGGTGGCACTATTTCTGGTAATTATCCATTAACAATAAGAAGTGGAGTTGCTGACTATACTAAGATTTTAGATTGGGGGACTGGTGCTGGGGGTAGTTGGGGTACAATGACAATTAATACATCTGCACCTTATAATACTATTTTTAATAGTGGTGGATTTGCTTTTACTGGTGGTAACGTAGGAATCGGAACGATTAGTCCGAGTGCTAATTTACACGTTAAAGCAACTTCTGGTTCAGCTATATTTAGAATTGAAGATGGAGGAGGTAATGCAGTTGGTAGAATACAAGCAAATGCAGGGGATGGTTCAATTAATTTCTTTGAGCAAAGTGGATATGCTTTAACATTTGGTACAAGCAATATTGAACGAATGAGAATCACTTCGGGTGGTGATTTATTAGTTGGTAAAACAAGTACTGCAACAAATGAAAATGGTTTACAAATTTATAAAGCAGCTAATGGAAGCGGTAGAATAAATATTGTAAAAACATCAACTGGAACAAATAGTGCAATAGCTAACTATCATAATGGAACATATGTTGGAGGAGTTGATTATAGCGACACATCAACTTCTTTTCCTACTTCATCAGATTATAGACTAAAGCAAGATTTTAAAGACTTTAGCGGGTTGGATTTAGTTTCTGCAATTAAAACATATGATTATGAGTGGAAAGCAGATAATACAAGAGCATATGGAGTTATTGCACATGAATTTGCTGAAATATTACCTTATGCAGTTAGAGGAGAAAAAGACGGTGAAGAAATGCAAGGTGTTGACTATTCTAAAATAGTTCCAATATTAGTAAAAGCTATCCAAGAGTTAGAAGCTAGAGTAAAACAATTAGAAAATAAATAAATTTATAAATTATGACAGAATATCAATGGGTGATTAATCAAATGAATTGTGTTCCTCAAGAAGGACAATTAATGGATGTGGTTCAAACTGTACACTGGACTCGTACCGCTACTAAGATAGTTGGTGCTGAACCTATCTTCGTATCAGTTTATGGAACTATGGCTTGTGCTACTCCGAGTGAAACAGACTTTACTGCATACCCAGACTTAACTTATGAGCAAGTATGTGGCTGGTTGGATGCTGGTTTAGATGTTCCAGCTTTGGATGCTAACTTAGACCAACAAATAGAGAACATTATCAACCCTCCAATTATTACTTTGCCTTTGCCTTTTGTGAACCCATAGGAAATTTAAAGTATTTAACTATATTTGTATATAAAATAAAAAACTATGTTACAACTAACAGAAACACAAATCAAAGAATTAGAAGCGTATTTAATGGAGATTCCAGCAAAGTTTGCTAATCCAATTTTAGGTTATTTAGGTAAAATTGCACAAGAGCAGAACCCACAAACAGAAGTAAAAGAAGACTAAAATGGTACATAATAGCAATCAATCGGACTTATTAACTATTGTTAGCGGAACAACCGCCTTTATTAGTGTTGCGAATGTGCAACCCATAGTTTCCCTTATAGCGAGTTTGATTGCTATTATTTCTGGAATTTTAGCTGCGAGGTATTACATAAAAGCTACTAAAAGATTCAAGTAATGAAAGATGTAGTAATCGTTCTATTAATAGCGGTTCTTATCTTTTTTATCGGAAGTGAAGCACGATACACTAAAACTGACCCTTCAATAGTAAAGGATACAGTTTACCAAGAGAAAACTTTTACAAAGTACATTAAAGGGAAATCAATCCCTTTTGTCGTTTTAGACACTATTTACCTAATAGACACAATCAAGGACACAATTACTATCGTTAAGGATTATAACCAAGTAAAGGTTTTTTCCGATACAATACGCATAGACACTTTAGGATACGCATACATTGAAGACACAATCAGTCAAAATAAGATACAAGGAAGGGGATTTAGTGCTAATTTTAACCTACCAACAATAACAATTACTAAGTTAATAGAGCAAAAGTCAAAGAATCAGCTTTATTTGGGATTTATAGGCGATTTAAGGCACGATAATAGGCAAATTGGCATAGGTGGTTCAATTGCACTTAAAACGGCTAAAAACACCTTATATACGGCAACGGCAACAATGAACGGATATTCTTTCGGTTACTATAAAAAATTCTAATATGAAGAAGTTTATTATTTCAATGTTTAGTGATGAGGTTGGTGCTATGAGCCATAAGAGGATTTTAGCTTTTATTGGTGCTATTTGTCTTTATACAACCTTTTTGATAAGTAAGGATGACCATTTAGGGGATTTGGTATTTTATATGACAATGGCATTTGCTGGTTTAACAACTATTGATAAATTTAGTAAGTAATGAAAGAGAACGAAAAATTAGCTTTTAAGGTTGCTTTGTTGTTTTGGGCAATAAGTATTGTTTACTTTATTAAATCTGTGTTATGATTAGTCGCAAAGCAATTGAAATGATTATCAAGCACGAGGTTGGAGGCAGAGCCGTTTACGAGAAACGTTATCAAAAGCCTATTTGGGCTGGTGGTGATTCGGGGGTTACAATTGGGCTTGGCTATGATTGCGGATATGTTACCGAAAAGCAGTTCTTTAGCGATTGGGATGGCTTAAATTTAAACTTCCTTAACGCACTAAGAAAAGTGGTCGGAATCAAAGGCGAAGCCGTTAAACCGATGATAAGAGGCGAAATTCTACAAGTTAGGATTCCATACAACTTTGCATACGATGTATTCGTAAATAAATCTTTACCTAAGTACTATAAAATGACAAAGGCAATATATCCCGAAATAGATTCGTTAAATGAAGATACAAGGGGTGCTTTGGTTTCTATGGTATATAATAGGGGAAATAAGATAGAAGGCGATTCAAGAAAGGAAATGAGGACAATAGTTGACCTTGTAGCTAAACAGGATTACGAAGGGATAGCAGACCAAATAGAAAGGTCAAAAAGGCTTTGGGAAAATAAAGGCTTGGATGGATTGGTTAAGAGGCGAGAAGAAGAAGCTGATTTGATACTAAACTCAATCGCATAAAAAATAAACTATGGCAACAACAAAAAACAAAGGCGGTAAAAAAATAACAATAAGTGGCGAGATAGTCCTTGACTATTTGGCTAAATACCCAACTTGGATGCCTTCGCATACTTTAGCTTCTTTGATTATGAAGGAGCAAAGCGCACACTTTGACAATCACGAAAGTGTTAGATACTTAATTCGTTATTATAGAGGTAAAACTGGAGATGGTAGAGGTGTAAAAGGCAAAAACGTACAATTTATTGAGGAATTCAAACGTACGGCTTCAAACTTTGTGCAACCACCAACTTGGGTTGAAGAAAAGGTTATTTACACTTTACCTATTGGTATTAAGAAAATGGGATTTATTAGTGATTTACAAGTTCCATTTCACGACCCAAAAGCAATTGATGTTTGTTTTAAATACTTGTTAGACCAAAAGATTGATTCATTATTTATTAATGGTGATTTGGTTGATTTCTATCAGTTAAGCGACTTCCAAAAAGACCCAAGAGTAAGAAAGTTTGACGAAGAATACGAGGCGATTATTGAGATGCTTGGATTTATTAGAGCAACATTCAAAGACATTCCAATCTATTATAACTTAGATTCTAACCATGAATTCCGCTATGAAAGGTATATGCGTACTAAAGCGCCAGAGTTATTGGGTTTAAACGGCAAATTTGACATTGAGGAAATATTAATGCTAAACACATTTAACATTATACCAATTAAAAATATTGACCACGTTAAGTTTGGTAAATTACCAATTATACACGGAGATACAACTTTTAGACGTGGAAGCGGTGTAAACCCTGCTAAAACTCTTTACGATAGGGTTAAGCAATCGGCAATAGCTTCGCACGTTCACCAAGTACAATCTTACACAACTAAGAATCAATTTGACGAAGAAGTGTTCACTTGCTGGACAACTGGACATTTGATGCATCCTAACGTAGAATATTGTAAACACGTTGATAATTACTCACAAGGATTTGCAATACTTGAAAAGGACAAAGAAGGTTATTATTCGGTACAAAATAAAAGAATCTATAAAAACAAAATATTTTAATGGATAGCGAAGTATTAAAGCAAGTCATTGATGATATGCGAAATAGAGAAGCAAAAGGCAAAAAAGAGTACGGAACAACAATGGATAGGACTGATTTAAGCGATATCGATTGGATGGATTACGCATACGAAGAAGCACTTGATTTAAGCCTTTATCTAAAGAAGATAATATTAAACAGGAACAATAAAGTTTATTAATATGAAATACCCTAAAGGATTTTCTAAGTGGAACGCATCGGAGCAAGAATCTTGGCTTGTAATGAAGCTACAAGAGTTATTTGATGCAGAGTTTGAAATAAGAACTAATCTTGGTAAAATTAGAGGTGGCGAAATGGTTGAGTTTAGAGAAATAGATAGACCAGATTTATACGAAATGAAAGATGAAGATTAAGATAATTCATAAGAAATTAGGTAGGGAACAAGCCTACGGCATTGCGGAAAGCGATGGTATTATTTATATTGACCAACGACTAAAGGGCAAGAAACATCTTGAAATTGTAATACACGAAGTGGAACACCTATTGAACCCAATGGATGATGAGGAAACGATTATTGAGAAAAGTGTAACTTTATGTAAAGTTTTGTGGAATTTAGGATATAGGCGGATAGATAATTCAAACGATGTGCCATTACAAGATGGCTCTAAATAGTTGTTGTTGGCGTTTCATATGTTCCCCAGTGTAAAAAGCTGGGGTTTTTTTATTAAATTTGCATAGTTCATATTGGTGTGCCACTCCTTTAGTCTTATTGGGGTGGCTTTTTTATGTTACCTTTTTATATATAATTGTCACAAATATTTGAAAAATTGTAACATAATACGCAATAAATTACCATTTATCCTTATAATTTGCCGTTCATCACATTTATTTAAAATATTTGCCTTGTTTGATAAAGTTATAAGTTTATACCCTATCTTTGAATCCTAAACCAAAAACAATATGAAAACAGTTACACAAAAAGAATTACAAATGTTACACGACATCTATAATGAACAAAATACAGATAGTTGTGGTAATTACAAAGTTGAAACAAACGAGCAAAAAGGTTTAATTGGCTCTTTAGTAAAAAAAGATTTAGTTTTTGATGCATTTGAAGGAGATACATTTGGTAAGAATTGGCAGTTTACAAAATACTCATTTTGTTGCACTATGGAAGGAATTAATCTTTTATCTAAAAATGGGTTTAATGTATCACATTTAATGGAATACTACGAATTATATCAATCATAAAATAAGTTAGGGGTGCGGCTAATCAACGCACAATTTTAAAACCAAAACAAAAAATATGAACAAGCTAAAAACACCACAACAAAAGGCAAACGAACGCTACCAAGCCGAAAGCATTAGACCTATGTACGCATTTATCATTGTATGCGTGGCATTTATTATTACTGCAATCCTTCAAAACATTTAATTATGAAAATATCAATTCAAGAATTAGAACAAAATTTAACACGAAATTTAATTTTAAAATTAGCTCAAAAAGAAGATGAGTTTTTAATTAACCAACTGAAATTAGTAACTCCAAAAATTAAAGGGCAAATTACAAAGGGTAAATTACAATGGAGAGGTATAAAACTTATTGAAATAAATGATTTTGACGGAACTACAAAATGGATTGAACAAAGAGGGAAGCAGATAGGAGAACGTTTACGCTTAGAATATAATTTAATAATAAATCAAAACATATAATTATGGATGCAATAGAAACATTTATCTACACATTAGATACTCAATTAAAAACAATGCCAAATGGCTACGTTAAAGAAACTGTAACCGCCTGTAAGGAATTAGCCGAAGGCATAAAAGCAATGTATGAAAACAATAGTAACGGCATTAATAAGCCAACAAATCAAGACTAATTTACAACAAGAAGCAGATGCCAAAGGCATTACATTAAGTAAGTTAATCTATAAAATCCTAAAACAATATGAACAAGATAATCTATCAAGAGAAACAACTAAAGTTGCACCAAAGAGCAACATTACTACTGAAGCTACTAAAGGAAGCACAAAGAAGACAAACAATATTTGATGGTGATTTAGCGTTATGGAGGCAAGGTTTGGACACTACCAGAACAATGATTAGCGAAGAAGACATCCTAATCAAGATTGCAAGGATGAACCAAATTCAACGTAGAATCCTTAAAAGCTATCATTTTATCATTCTTGACCTTTACGAGATTACAGAACAATTTATGTTACCAATAAACTTAATGCACTTTTAATATGACACCAAAAGAAAAAGCAGAAGAATTAGTAGGGAAATATGTATCCTTTGCTAAAGGCAAAATATTATTTCAATTAACTATGGAATCTGCTAAAAAATGTGCATTAATAGCAGTAGATGAATTAATTAATATTGCTTGTGATGTATCTGATTATGATAAATCTGTAACTAAAATATATTGGAGTGAAGTTAAAAAAGAAATAGAATCATTATGAGAGAAGTACACAAAACATATATGGCAGAACTTGAAATAGAGGTTTTGCGAGATAAAAACAAAGAGTTAAAAAAGGAAATAAACCGCCTAAAGGATTTATTAGATAAAACACTAAACATAAAAACAATAAGAATGGACAAGCAAGAACAAAAAGACTATGTGATTAAAATGGCTGAAAAGGTATGTGATTACTACCAAATTCCTTATGGGCAATTAATGAGCAAATATAGAGGCGAAGAAGTGGCATTGGCAAGACAAATGTCAATGTACTTTGCTAAGGACAAAACAGAGTTAAATAGCGATGAGATAGGCAAAATATTCAAAAGGGATAGAACCACAGTTTTACATTCAATCCAAAAGATTAGGGGACAATTGTCAAACAAGTTTGATGATACCATAAAAAATGATGTTTTCAACTTAAATGTGGTACTTTAATTTGGTTATTAACACCAAACACCTTAATTTTAAACTATAAAACAACACAATATGAACGAACAACAACTGGCTAAAAAGCCACACCTTTCTTACACGAAAGACCAAATCGAATTAGTAAAGTCGCAGATTGCTCCAGAGGCAACAGTTGATGAACTAAAGCTATTTCTTTACCAAGCACAAAGAACTGGGCTTGATGCGTTATCAAGACAAATCTATTGCATCCACAGGAATGTTAAGACACAAAATGGTTGGACTAAAAAGATGACTATTCAAACGAGCATTGATGGCTTTAGAGTAATTGCTGAACGTAGCGGAAACTATGGCGGTCAAAGCGAACCAATCTTTACTGAAAAAGATGGTAATTTAATTTCTTGTAAGGTATCGGTATTTAGATTCAATAATGGATTAAGATATGAAGCAGCGGTAGGAGTAGCTTATTGGGATGAGTATTGCCAAAGAACAAACGAAGGAAAGCCAATGGGTTTATGGGCAAAGATGCCACACACTATGCTTTCTAAGGTTGCAGAGGCATTAGCATTAAGAAAGGCTTACCCACAAGATTTAAGCGGTCTTTACACAGGTGATGAGATGGCACAAAGTGATGAGAAACCAGCTTACATTAAAACGCACGATAACATTGAAGATTTAGAATTAGCCATTGATTTATGCGTAAATACAAATGAATTGGCTGAACTTTACACCTTAAACGGACAATTGGTTGATAAGGAGATTACTAAATTATTCACCAAGAAAAAGCAATCTTTATGACACCATTAAATAAATTGTGGGACTTAAGAGAAAACGTAAAGTTTTGGCAATATAAGTTTGACACAAGCTACCCTCACAATGCAAGGGAAACAATGGAGAAGCTAAACATCGCCAAAGAACATTTAAAAAATCATAAACGCAAATACTTCCCAGAGTTATTAGAGCAACCAAAACGTGAGTATATACCTTACGAGATGTTAGCCGATAAGTTCGAGGAATTTGAAAACTTAAACAATTAAAAAACAATAATTATGTTAGTACTAAACATTTGTCAAGAAGACATCAACTGGAAGCCAGTTCAAACTAAAACAGGAGTTAAGCATTACGCAAACATCGCAACCGATTATTTAAAGGATGTGGATGATAAAGGAAATACGCATAGCGTATGGAATAACCAAAGCGTAGAAGAAAGAGCAGAAAAGAAAAAGAAAAACTATTGTGGTAGAGGTAAAGAATATTCATTTACTGCACCAACTGCTAAGAAGGAATACGCACAAAACCAACAAGAACAAGAAGATACAGAAACATTACCATTCTAAATCCCCTCGTTGGGTGAAAACGTTAAGCACTTTAAAAACAAACACTATGAGCCAAACAACACAAATTGCAAACTATTTGCAAAAAGGTAGAAAATTAACCCCTATTGATGCTTTAAACAAGTTCGGATGCTTTAGATTAGCAGCAAGAATAGCTGACCTTAGAAACGATGGTATGAACATAAAAACTACCATTATTAAGCTAAAAAATAAAAAGCAAGTAGCACAGTATTCAATGAATTAGTGTTATCTTTGTTCAAGGTGTTGCAGACCTATTAAGAACTTATTGCCCTTGAGATGAACTCCTATCTGCAACATAGGAGGGATTTGATAGGGCTATTTTATTTTATGGCAAAGAGATTTACAGACACAGAAAAATGGAAAAAACCATTTATTAGGTCTTTAAAAGCCCCTTACAAGCTCCTTTGGTTATACATTTGTGATGACTGCGACCATTCTGGTATATGGCAAGTTGATATTGAGGTGGCACAAATAAGGATTGGCGAAAAATTGGATGAACAAAAAGCATTAGAGTACTTTACTGGAAAAATAATTCCTTTAGAAAACGGAAGTAAATGGTTTATTCCAAGTTTTATAGAATTTCAATATCCAAGTGGTTTAAGCGAAAATAACAAAGCACATACTGGAATCATAAAAAACTTAGATAGGTATAAAGAACAAATCGAGAACTATAAGCCCCTTGATAGCCCCTTGCAAGGGGACAAGGTTATGGTTATGGATAAGGTTAAGGAAAAGGATAAGGTAATGGTTATACTTCCTTTTGAAAGTGAAGAATTTTCTAATTACTGGACAATGTGGAAGGATTTTAAGAAAAAACAATTTAAGTTTACATACGCAACACCTCAAAGCGAACAAGCCGCATTAAAAGACTTGGTTAAGCTATCAGATGGTGAAGAAAGAATAGCATTACAAATAATTGAACAATCATTGGCAAAAGGATGGAAAGGCTTCTTTGCACTAAAAACAGAAACATATGGAACAGGAATTAATACAAATCACAAACCAAATTTTAGTGAGAGAGAATGGGATGCCCTTAAAAATCTCTAATTTAGAACCAGACGAACTTAAAGTTGTTTCAGCATTAGAAACTATGGGAATTAGTCGATGTTCACCAATAGAGGTAAAAGAGCATCTTAAGACTTGTATTGCTCTAAGCGGATGCCAAACACCAACAATAGAGTTATTTCAATTCCTTTGTGAGTTTGTTATTAAAAACTATGGTCAGTTTAAGCTAAAAGAACTTGGAGTAGCTTTTGAACTTTACGCAATGGGGAAATTATCGGTAGAAAAGTCAATCACATTTACTCCTAAATTCTTTGGTGAAGTTATGGCTGCTTACAAGCCAATAGCCGTTCAAGTAAGGCAAAAGACCTATGTTGAGCCACCGCCAGTAGAAGTGCCTAAAATAGAAGATGATGAGATTGTGGAGGCATTATACCATAATTGGGAGAAGTCGGCTAAAAAAGGCTGGGAATTGCTAAATACGATGGCTTTTGATGTGCTATGGAAACGAAAGGTGCTAAACAAAGAAAACTTAGGACAAGAGAAGGCTGATGGCATAAAGAAAAAGATTATTGCCCATTACAAGGCGATAGCTAAACATCCAAGAGATTTAGAGAAATTAAATAACGAAATATTTATTAAAAACGAGTGTAAGAGATACACTTTATACCTATTTTTGAACCATAAATTATAACCCTCACCATATTATTTAACCAATGTAGTAATTCGGGTAAATCGGTGGGGGTAATTTTAAAACAAACACTATGAAAACAATACCACAAATGCTTTGTATAATTTTTGGACATAAATACGAACTATATTTTAGATATAATATGTCTGCTGATTATAAGTGTAAAAAGTGCAATGGGATTACTAAAAGTTTTGGTACTCCATCTAATTATCAAAAAGTAAGACATTATATAAAATAAACATTATGAAAACAGCAATGCAAATAGCAGTTGAAAGCTATAAAAATGATGGTGTATCTTTTACTGATTGGTTTTTGGATAATTACGAAATGTTACTTAAAATGGAAAAAGAGCATATAATAGATGCTTTTGAATATGGACAAATAAATGTAAATGAAGATGGTTGTTTAACAGAAGAAAATGGTGCAGAAGAATACTATAACCAAACCTATAACCAAGACAGGGAATTACCTAAAGATGTAAAAGATATGCTTGATAACCTATGAAATACAAATTTAACTTTAAAGATTTTATGATTGGATTTTCTTTTGGATGGATTTTGATTGAAATAATTAAAAGATTTTTATAACATGAAACAACTAACTTTTATTTACGAACTATTAAAGTTCATATTGATTGCAGTTCCATTGGCTTGTTTTTTATACCTAACTGCACATTTATACTTTGAAATAAAACGATTGATTAAATGACAGGAATAGACAACAACATCGAGGTTAGATTAATTTATTTAGATACAAAAGAGGAGATTTGGTTTAGGTCAATAGCAAAAGCGATTAGGTATTTAGGTACGGACTATAAGACAATTATGTCGGCAATGAACCCAATAAACAAAAAACGATACAAGCATAAGGAAAGATTATGTGTTGTTAGATTGAAAAAGTAATTGTATATTTGCATAAAAGTAATGCAATGTCAAAGTTACAAATAAACAAAGGAGATAAATTTGGTAAACTAACTGTTATAAAAGAAGCAGAAAGATTAATATTGCCATCTGGACAAAAAAATAGGGCTATTTTATGCAAATGTGATTGTGGGAATGAAAAGGTTATTAGACTATTGCATTTAGTTAGAGGAAGGATTAAAACTTGTGGTTGTTTAAATGAAAAGCATAATTTATCTCATAAACCATTATATAGATGTTGGAGGTCAATGAAGGAGAGATGTTATTTAAAATCATATATAAATGCTGATAGATATTCTGGTAGAAATATAACTGTATGTGATGAATGGAATAATAGCTTTTTATCATTTAAAGAATGGGCATTAAATAATGGTTATGATGAAAATTTAAGGATAGATAGAATAAATAATAATGATGGATATAGCCCAAATAATTGTAGATTTGTAACTAATCAAGAAAATGTTAATAATAGAGAAATTACATTTAAGGTTAATTATGATGGCATTGAATATGCATTTATGGATTTAATGAGGTTTAAGAATATTGATGATATGCATTTTGCTGCTATTAGAACAAGGATAATGAGAGGATGGAATCATAAAAAAGCAATAGATACACCAATAAGAAATGGCAACTACAAAAATAGATACAATACCAAAGTTAACTGCTAAAGCACAAAAAGTATTTAACAAGTATGTTAGGGAGCGTGATTCGGAAAATGGATATTTTATATGTATATCTTGTGGTAGAACATTGCCAGTTGAACAAATGAACGCTGGACACTATATACCTCAAAAAAATAGTTCTTTTTTAAGGTTTAATGAATATAATGTACACGGAGAATGTATATCAGACAATGGATTTAATGAGTTTCATCTAATTAATTATCGTAAAAACTTAATTAATAAAATAGGTCAAGAAATGGTAGATTGGTTAGAGGAAAACCAAAGAACAATTAAGAAGTGGTCAAGAACAGAGTTAAACGATATAATTGAAAGATACAAGTAACATATTTGAAACCTGCAAAGAAGAAGTAATCGCTGGTTACTTTTGCTTCACTTGTGAAATAGAAGGTGTCAAACATTATATTTTTGGTGATACTAAAGAAAAGGCATTTGATTTTATGGCAGATTTAATTAATAATTATGGCGAAAGTAAGTAGTAACAACAAGGTTAGCTTTGGCAAAAGAAAGTGTGGCAAGTACAAAAAGACATCTGGTCCTAAGGATAAGGCGGTTAAAAAATATGTAAATCAAGGAAGATGCTAAAAGAAATATTTGTTGATATTCAAGGTTTTATAGGAATGTACCAAGTTAGCAACTTTGGTAATATAAAATCGTTTAGAAGAAAAGAACCAATAATATTAAAGCCATTTAAAGATACTAATGGTTATCATAGAGTAAGTTTATGTGGTAAAGATTATGCAGTACATAGATTAGTTGCAAATGCATTTTTGCCTAAAATTGAAAACAAAGATTTAGTAAATCATAAAGATTTAAATAAAACAAACAATGTAATTACTAATTTAGAATGGTGTAATAATAGAGAAAATGTATTACATTATTTTAATTCAGATAATCCATGCGTTCAGTTTACAAAAAACAAAACATATTCGGTAAAAATTTATAAAAACAAAAAACAAGTTCATATTGGCACATTTAAAACATTAGATGAAGCTAATCAAGCATACAAACAAGAACTTGTAAACCTAACATATGAAAGACACTTATTGTAAAAGAGAATATAAATGTAAATGCGGAAGGCTAACGGAAGACTTTGTTTGGGAAAGTGAACTACCTAAGCACAAAGTAAGATGCTTCAAATGCAACACTAAAATAGGGTTTGAAAGCCTAAAAACTAAAGAAGTGCCACAAACGGCATCAATACGAACTCCAACAAAAAACAGATAATGAACATCAACGAAATCAAACCAAACCCAAACAATCCAAGAATTATCAAGGATGACAAGTTTAAGAAGCTGGTTAAGTCAATCCAAGACTTCCCACAAATGCTTGAACTTAGACCTATTGTAATAGATGAGAACAATATTGTTTTAGGCGGTAATATGCGTCTAAAGGCTTGTATTGAAGCTGGGCTTACGGATGTACCTGTAAAACAAGCTAAAGAACTAACCGAAGAACAAAAGAAAGAATTTATTGTAAAGGACAATGTAGGATATGGAGAGTGGGATTGGGATGATCTTGCAAACAACTGGGATGTAGAAGATTTAACAGAATGGGGTTTAGATATACCAAACTTTGATTCAACTGTATTAGAAGCAGAAGAAGATAACTTTGCCGTACCAGATGGTGGTACAGAAACGGATATTGTATTAGGAGACTTATTTGAGATAGGAGAACACAGATTACTTTGTGGGGATAGTACGGATAGCGACCAAGTGGCAAAGCTAATGAACGGACAAAAGGCTGATATGGTATTTACTGACCCTCCTTATGGAGTAGATTACAAGGGAATTAATAACGATGATAGAGGTGGATTAGAAGATTTATTAAACTCTGCTTTTGAAAATTACTTGCTTAATGTTAAAAATGGAGCATCTATATATTGTTTCCATAGCGATAGATGTGCAGATATATTTCATAAAGTATTTAGAGAATTTTGCCATTTTTCAAGCATGATTATATGGGAAAAGGAAAGCATTGTACTTTCTCAAACAGATTATCAATCTAAGCACGAGTCTTGTTTATATGGATGGTTTAATAATGGAACACATAAATGGTATTCAGATAGAAAACAAGAAAGTATATGGATAGCAAAAAGCAAAAGAGAAGAAGGACATACAACTCCAAAGCCAATTGAAATAGTTTCAAAGGCATTAACAAATAGTAGTATAGAATCACATTTAATCTTTGATTTATTTCTTGGCTCTGGTTCAACTATGGTAGCTTCACACCAACTTAAACGCAAATGCTATGGTATGGAACTTGACCCAAAATACTGCCAAGTGATTGTAGATAGAATGAAAAAACTTGACCCAACATTGATTATCAAGAAGAACGGGGTAACTTTGTAAAAATTAGAGGAAATTAAGAGAATATGGCAAATGAACATAATTTAATCCCAGCACAAAAAGGCGAGGTAAGAAACCCAAAAGGTAGGGGTAAAGGAGTTCAAAACTCAAAGACTCGCTTACTTAGGTTACTTGAATTAGTACAAAAGAAACGCAACCCAATTACAGGCGAAGATGAAGAATTTACAGTTCTTGAGTTAATGGATATGCAGATGATAGCCAAAGCGTTAAAAGGCGACCAAAGAGCATACGAGGCGGTAGTGGATAGATTAGAGGGTAAACCAAAGCAAACAACCGACATCACCGCTGACATTAAGGGTAATGTGCAAATCACAATAGAACCAGATGCAGATTGTCAACCAATTAAAGATTAAGGCTACACCTGTCTTCTATGCTAATAAAAAGGCATATGAGCAAGGTTATCCGATAATATGCAATGAAGGTGGTTCGAGGTCAAGTAAAAGCTATTCAGTTGTTCAGTTACTAATACACATTGCAATAAACAATCCTAATACAAGGATTTCGTGCGTTTCTCACTCACTACCACATATTAAGCGTGGAGTTTATAGGGACTTCAAAGGAATAATGGAGCAATGGAACATATGGGATGAAAAAGACTTCCGTTATACCGATTTCATTTATACGTTTAAGAATGGCTCTTACATCGAGTTGTTCGGTCTTGAAGACCCAGACAAAGCAAAAGGACCAGCAAGGGACATACTATTCGTAAATGAGGCAAACCTAATTAGTAAGGCTTTATTTGACCAACTATTGATTCGTACAACTGGGCAAGTATTCTTAGACTGGAATCCAGCCGACTTTGTGTCTTGGGTATATGAGGTAGCTGACAACCCAAACAACAAACGCATCCATTCTACCTACCTAAACAACATCTCAAACTTAAGCGAAAGCCAAGTTAAGAACATTGAGCAATACAAAGATTTGCCAGATGACTTTATGTGGAAGGTTTACGGATTGGGACAAAGAGGAGCAGCAAAGGAATTAATCTATACTCAATGGAAACAATATGACCAAGCACCAGATGGAGATGTGTTCTATGGATTGGACTTTGGTTATGTTCACCCAGCTGCATTGGTTAAGGTTACACATTATGAAGGACAAAACTACTTTGAGGAGATAATATACCAAAGCGGATTAACGTTAAGCGACCTGTCAAGATTGATAAAAGAGAAAGTACCAGATAGAGCAACAATCTATGCGGATGCTGCCGAGCCTAAGTCAATCGAGGAACTATACCGACAAGGCTTCAACATTAAACCAGCGGTCAAGGATGTATGGGCTGGTATTATGAAGATGAAGTCATATCCTATAAACTTGCACTACAATAGCCAAAACTTAAAGCGTGAGTTTCAATCCTACAAATGGAAAAAGGATAAAAACGATAACGTAATTGAAGAACCAGTGAAGGCTAATGATGATGCTATTGATGCTTGTAGGTATGCCGTTTACACGCACTTTAATAAGCCAAAATTTGAAGTATCGGTATTTTAGGATAAATTATATTAACTTTGTTAAAATTCATATATAATGGGATTACTTGACTTTTTTACTAAAAGACAAAAACTATCAACTGTTTTACCACAAATACCATTCAATAGCCAAATAGCTATTCAACAATCTATCATAACGTGGCAAGGCGGCGATAACATTAGTTTTGTGCGTGATGGTTATTCAGCGAATGATATAGTTTATTCTATCGTTAAGTTAATTACGGATAAAGCAAAACTTGCACCATTCCACGTTTACAAAGTAGTGGATGAGGTATCAGCGAAGAAATACAAGGCTTTGATGAGCCAACCAGATAAGATTGAGAACTGGAAAGATGTAGAGAAATTACATAAGAAAGCATTTGAACTATATACTGGCGATGCACGATTAAACGAGTTATTGAAATATCCTAACGGAGAAGATACATTCGGCGATTTCGTAGAAGCGTGGTGTGCGTTTAAGTTAATCACAGGAAACTCTTTTGTTTACGCAAAGATGATTGAAGGTGGTAATAATAACGGAAAACCATTTGAGATGTATGTATTGCCTTCACAGTATATGTACGTTTTAGCGGATATTCAAAACTTCCCTCCAACTATTGCTGGTTACCAATTAAACTATGGTCCACTTTGGAACTTTACGAAACAAGAAATACTTCAAGATAAATACTTTAACCCACAATGGAATACAACTGGGAATCAACTATATGGTCAATCTCCTTTGATGGCTGCTGCGAAAAACTTGACTCGTTCAAACGAAGCGAAGACTGCGGCGGTTGCATCTTTCCAGAATGGTGGTCCAGCTGGAGTTCTTTTTATGAATGATGAACGCTTTGACCCAATTAGTGGAACACAACAAGCACAAGCACTTAAAAAGGCGGTGAGTGAAAAAGGCGGTGCTGCTAACTTTAATTCTATTGCGGTTAGTGGTTACAAAGTAGACTGGAAACAAATTGGTTTAAGTCCTGTTGAATTAGACATCATCGAGAGTGAGAAGTGGGATATGAAAGCACTTTGTAATATTTACGGAGTACCAGCACAACTTTTAAACGATAGCGACAATAAAACTTATAACAACCAAAGAGAAGGTGAGAAGGCATTGACTTTACGTTGTGCTATTCCTTTGCTTACAGGTATTAGAGATAACTTAAATCGTAAACTACATTCTGATTGGGGTTATCGTGGAACTAACATTTACGTTGACTTTGATGCAAGTGTTTACGGAGAATTAGAAGCAAACAAAGCAGAGCAAGTTGATTGGTTAGATAAGGCTTGGTGGATTGCACCTAAGCAAAAGATGGATATTATGGGCTTGGAGATTCCTCCATACATTGATGAAGCTGAAATGGAGAAACTATACATCCCTTCAAGTTTACAATCACCAGATGACTTTCAACCATTAACTCTACCAAATGAATAGTCAAGACATCTTAGATATGTTATTTGATATAAAGGTTGACCTAAAAGCCGACCTTAGCGAAGTCATTGATGAAGTGTACGGAAAGTACCACGACACAGTAAATATGTCTTATTCCGAGTTAAAGGCTTGGAGTGAAACTAAATGCTCACGTTTAGCTTCATTAGATAGAAGTCCAATAAATAGGAACTTAAACTTACTTAGTAAGAAAAAAGCGGATTGGGGTGCAAACGAAGTTAAGTCGGCAAATAGAACGATTAGCTTTGTAAGTAGAATGAAGAATATGGAACAAGGAGAACCTGTAAACAAAGAGTGTCCATCTAAGAGGGATATTTCCTTAAAGAATTGGGCATACAACCCTAACAAATGATTTGGCAAGACTACAAGAAACTTTATGCTAACGCATTAAAAACCTACTCGCCTAAGTTCAAGAAAGAACTACAAAGGCAAGTGGATACTTATTGCGATACCCAAGATTTAAACGCTATAAGCGACAAGAAGATAAAAAAGACCATCCAAAACCTTCACATTGCAATGGGGGTTAAGATGGCACAAATTGCGGAGAAAAACGTATCTAAGTCTGTAAAGGGTTATTATGGTCCAGAGGAGTTTAAGAGTAAGCAAACTGATTTGTTTACTTATGTGATGTTGACTTACCTTGAATTAAAAGGATTGGACAATATAGCTGCCGAGATTACACAAACAACAAAGAACCAAATTCAACAATACTTGATGAAGTCAGTTGAGGAAGGTTTAACTATGCAAGAAACAATAAAGCTATTAAGAACGGCTGGTATTACGGATTATAGAGCAGAGATGATTGCAAGAACGGAAACAGGAAGGGCTGCAAACATTGGTTCAATGGTTGGTACGGCTTCAACTGGACTTGTAACTATGAAAGAGTGGATAGCTGCAAGAGATAACCGAACAAGGCGAGTTCCAAGAGATATGTTTGACCATTTCCATATGGATGGAGTAAAAGTAGCATACGATGAAAAATTTAATGTTAAAACTAAAAATGGAGGTTTTGAGCAAATGTTACATCCTTGCGACCCAAGTGGAAGTGCTGGGGATGTTATCAATTGTCGTTGTACGTTAGGTTACGAAGCCGTGAGAGGCACAGATGGTAAGCCTAAAAGGTTAGCCGATAACCCACCAATGGGAGATATGGGGTTAGTTTGGAATCTAATAAATAATGTGGCTTTGATGCAAATTTCTAATTTAATAAGAGATTTGTTAGCAGATTAAAAAAAATTAATAACTTTGTTATATGAGTAAGATTGAAAACAAAAGCTACAATGATATGATTCTGGATGTAACTCCAGAAACAAGAACAGTAAAAGCGTGTTGGTCAAGAATTGGAAACGTTGATTTGGACAATGATATTATCGTTGCTGAAGCGTTTACTAAGACTATAAAAGAACGTGGACCAAAGGGCAAGAATATGATTTGGTCTTTAGTTGACCACAAAGCCGATATGGCACATACTTTAGGTAAGCCTAAGGAATTGTACATCGAAGGCGATATGCTTGTTGCGGTTACTGAATTAATAGAAACAGAGTGTGGAGAAGATGCAATCAAGTTGTATGAAGCTGGGTTAATCAATCAACACTCAATCGGATTTAGTACGTTAAAGTCAGATGTAGACCAAAAGACAGGTATTCGTACAATTACTGAACTTAAGTTATACGAAGGTTCAGCGGTGCTTTGGGGAGCAAACCCAGAAACACCAACATTAGGTTTCAAAGGCGAGTTCAAAGAAGCTAAAGAAAACCTATCAAACAGATTGGAAAACTTAATCAAGGCATTTAGAGGTGGTAGTTTCACAGATGACACCTTTGCTTTGATGGAGATTCAAATAAAACAAATACAAGCCGAGTTAGTAGCTTTAGAAGTTGCAGAAACAATCACTCAACCCGCAGAAGCAGTTGAGCCGACACCAGCAGTAGAAGAAGCGAGTAATGAGGAAGTATTAAAGGCAATTAAACAATTTAACAATCTATTTAAAAAGTAAAAATGGAAAATTTAATCAACGAAATGGCGGAGAACCTTAAAGGTTTTCAAGCTAATGCAGAAGCCCAAATTAAAGAGGTGGCTGCACAAGTAACTGTTGTAAAAGACGAGTTACAAAAACAAATCGATGGTCAATTAGCTGCTCAAAAGAAAGCTGCTAAGAAAGAAGTAAAGCACATCGATGAAGTTATTTTAGAGAAATTAGATGGTAATTTCGATGCAATGGAGAAGTCTTTGAAGAACAATGGTAAGTATCGTTTAGATTTATCAGATGTTAAGACTATGACTTTATCTGGTAACTTAAGTGGTGATGCTCAAGCATCTTATGCTCCAAACCCAGCTATCCAACCAGCACAAAGTTTGAACTTCCGTGATTTAATCCCAACTGTAAGAAGCGAAAGCGGATTGTATGTTTACTATCGTGAAGATGCTGGTTTAACTAACAACATCGCTGCTCAAACTGAAGGTTCTAACAAAGGTGAGAACAACTACTCTTTGACTGAAGTTAAAGTTGTAAACGATTACTTAGCTGGTTTCTCTACTTTCTCTAAGCAAATGTTGAAGTCATTACCTTTTATGACTCAAACTTTACCAAGAATGTTACAAAGAGATTTCTTCAAGGCTGAGAACGCTGCATTCTTCACAACTGTGTCTGGTGCTGCAACTGGTTCTACTACAACTGCGGAAACTAACGATTTATTACAATTGATTGATTACATCGGTAACCAAAAGACTGCAAACTTCGTTCCTTCTTATGCTTTAGTATCTCAAACGCAAATGGGTCGCTTATTGAAAGCAACTGTTGCTGCTGGTTACTATGCTGGTAACGGGTCAGTAGTTGTTAGCCCTAACGGCGGAATCACAATCTGGGGTGTTCCAGTTGTATCTGCATCTTGGGTAACTGATGACAAAGTATTAATCTTCGATAATAGCTACTTAGAGAGAGTTGAAGTTGAAGGTTTAGCAATTGAGTTCTCTTATGAGAATGGCGAAAACTTCCAAAAGAACTTGGTAACTGCGAGAATCGAGTGCTACGAAGACATAAATTTAATGCTTACAACATCAGCGATTTACGCGGATATGGGTAACGTAGCTTAATTTTAAGGTTTAGTAAATAAATGACCCCTGCCAATTCGGTGGGGGTTTTTTATTGAAATAAATTAAGTAATTTTGTAAAAAGAAGTATATGGCTTATTCCAATTATATTAATGACTTTAGTGCCGTTCCAGTAGCACCGATAGTTGAACCAGTTACACTTGCAGAGGCTAAGAACTATTGTAGGGTAACAACAACGGCTGATGATACATTAATCACATTAATGATTACACAAGCAAGAGAAGCTATCGAAGTGGCAACAGGATTGAGTTTGATACCAAAAGACATCACTACATATTTCAATAATATTAGTGGAAACTTTGATATTCCATTCGGTCCAATCGACATTACTACGTTTGAGTTGTTTGATATGGAGCAAGACGGATTAGAGATTACAGGAACAGACCTACAATTAATCGGGGATGAGTTCCCTAAGTTGGTTTATCCAAGATATGCTAATTTAAAAGCTACTTATGAGGCTGGTTACACAACCATTCCAACTGACCTTAAATTGGCTATTTTAGACCAAGTAAGCTATGACTACGAAAATAGAGGTTTAGATAGCGATACAGGTATTTGTAACAAGGCTTGGAAAGCGTGTCAACGTTGGACAAGAATAAGCCCAATTTTATAATATGAAGTTAGGTAAAGCGAAAGCAAACTATGTTGATGCCAACACGATGACTCGTGAGGTTAAAATCTATGCTGCAACCAAGACAAGCGATGGTCAAGGTGGGTACACAACCACATTTGCCCTACAAAGCACAGTTTGGGGCGATTTAAGACCAGATAACAAGTCGAGGGAGATAGATGAGTCGGAATTAGCTTTTGACCAAAGAAATAGGCTTTACATTAGATATGGGGTTACAATTCAAGATGATTACGAAGTTGAGATTGAAGGTAGCCGTTATACTATCCATTCTATTAAGAATGTAGAGAATCAAAATAGGTTCTTAGAACTAATAATTTACAAATAATGGCAGGTTTTACATTTGATATTACAAATTTATCCGAAGTAATGAGCAAATTAGAATCTTTAGATAAAAGAGTACAACAAGATGTAAAAGATGAAATAAACGCATCTGCTTTAAATATACAAAGTGGTGCAAAGCGTTTAGCACCTGTAAACTTTGGTCAATTAAGGAATAGTATTTATTTAAGAGAAAGAAATGTAGAGAATGGATATGTATTTACTATTGGTTCAAGTGCATCTTATGCTCCATATGTAGAATTTGGAACAGGTGGTAAAGTTTCAATACCTAAAGGCTTTGAGGAATTAGCAAGTGGGTTTAAGGGTAAAAAAGGCGGCAAATTTAAGGATATGGTGGATGCTTTGACATTATGGGTAAGGAGAAAAGGAATTGGTGGAGGTAAGGATAAATCAATTGCTTATGCAATAGCTATAAGTATTTTGAGAAAAGGATTAAGACCACAACCTTTTTTGATACCTTCGTTTGAAGCGGAAAAGCCTAAAATGATAAGTAACATAAAAAAAGCGATACAAAATGCTTAATCCTAATATAGAAATAAAGAAGTGGTTTTATACCAACTTAACAAGTGCAAGTGGATTGGTTGTTTACGATGGTTTTGCACCAGATGGGGCAGGAGATGAGTATATTGTTATGACTGGTAGAACCTCAAGCCAAGAACAAGGCAAAACAGGTTACACAAATAGTATTTCAATCACAGTTGATATTATTACAAAAAATGCTAACTTTGGATATAAACGTGCTGAAGCGATAAGTGATTTAGTGTTGGAAGATATAAACTCGGATACAGTAATAACCTTATCAAATGGGTTTACTGCATCAAGTTTAAGTGTTGAGAGCATTAGGAATTTAGATGGCTTAAACCCTTTAGATAACGTTTTTAGAGTATTAATAACTTATAATATAACCATAACTCAAAATTAAAATTAAATAAAATGGCAGAAACAAAAGTAAGCGGTAGAGATTATATCCTCTTAGCTGACATAGACGGAGATTCAACATTCAAGCCAGTTGCTTGTTTGACATCTAACTCAATCACATCAACTTTAGGTACAATTGATGCTACTTCTAAGTGTGGTGATTCTTACACTCCAAGTCCTTCATTCAATCAATCTATTGAGTGCGAAGGTTTTGCGATTGATGAAACAGGAACACCAGCTAAAGATAGCTATCAACAATTGTACGATGCACACGCTGCAAAAACTATTTTTGCAATTAAGATGGGTAAAGCAACTCCAACTGCTGGAGATATTACTTATAGCGGTGAAGTGTTCATTAGCAACTTTGGTGTAAACGCTGCTGATAAGGATGATGTGAAATTTACTGCAACTTTCGTAGTAACTACACCTCCATTGACACAAACTGAAACAGGAGTATAATAAAAAATAAAAACATATGTTCCAACTTAAGACCAACAACAACACAATCAATCTTAAATGGGGTACTTGGGCAATGAAGGAGTTTACAAAAGTAAACAACATAAGCGTTGAACAATACTTTAATTTATTAGCAACGGCTCATACTAATTTGGATGTAATAGTCCAATTAGTATATATAGGTTATAAATCAGCTTGTGTTAGCACAAAGCAAGATATAGAATATACAGAAGTTGATGCTTGTGATTGGATTGATGAAGTAGGCTCAATTTTTCAAGCTGAAGGGCAACTTGTAGATTATATGAAATACATTGTTGATGTAACAATGAACTCTGTACAAGGAGTTTCTAAAGAAGAAGAAAAAAAAAAGCCTAAAAAAGCTAACTTGGGATGATATTTTAGTTAAGGCTGCTGAATGTGGTATACGCCCAAATGAGTTTTGGGAAATGACGTGGAAAGACTTTTCTATTATTGTAATGGGAAAGGAAAGAAACGAAATAAACGAATGGGCAAGGACAAGAAACCTTGCCTATATTGTATACCTAAGTAACACAACTGAAAAAAGTCCTAAGTCAATAAAAGCATTTTGGCATATACCAGAGATTGATGATATAGAAGAAGAAAAAGAAGATAGAGTAATGCTAACAGATGAACAATTGGCAAGAACACTTAAACTGTACGGAGTAAACTAAAGAAAATGGCAGAACTTATAGATTTAAATATTAATATTGGTGCTAATACTACGGACTTTCAAGGTTCATTAATTAAAGCCGAAAATCTATTAAAACAATTTGAATCTGCTTTAAAGAAAGCTACAAATGTTGGTGAGATAAATTATTTGAATGGTCAAATAAAAAATCTAAATACAACAATTGCAGGTATAAATACTCAAATGAGTAAAGTAGGAAGACCTACTGCCGATGCAACAAATGCCTTATCAAACTTGTCAAGGGTTGCACAAGATGCTCCTTATGGATTTATAGGTATTGCCAATAACTTAAACCCATTATTAGAATCATTCCAAAGGTTACAAACAAGAAGTGGCAGTGCTACTGAAGCCTTAAAATCAATGGCTGCTGGATTAGTTGGTCCAGCTGGTATTGGTCTTGCATTAGGTGTTGTATCTTCTTTAGCAGTTACTTACAGTGATAAAATAGCTGAATTTTTTATTGGTCCAACTGAAAAGTTAAAGAAATTTAGAGAAGAACTTAATAAGTTAAATCAAGACATATATAAAATAGTTGGCGAAGCACAATCTAATAGAACTATTGGATTAAACTTAGTTAATATTATTTCTGGAGGTAATCCTACACAACAACAAGAGGCTCTTAAAAGGTTAAAATCTTTATATTCAGAAAATAAGGCAATTAAAGATGCAACAGTTAAAACTGATAAAGCATATTTAATTCATTTAGTTAATGTTGCTGCAATACAACAAGATGCTGCTGGTAAAGAAAAAAATACACAACAAATTTTAGCTGCTGCTTATGCAGAACGCAGAAAAATAGAAGCACAAAGAGATGCTGATTTAAAAAATGTTAAAACTGAATATGGTGGAGGTGCAATTTATAATAAGAGAAAAGCTGATAACGAAAGAGATAAAATAAATAAACAATATGGTAGTTTAATTGCAGATTTAGATTCTACAATTAATAAGGCTAAAACTAAAAACGCAGAATTACTTGCTACATTAACTAATATTGAAACACCAACCACAGATGGTAAAAAACCACCAAAAACTAAAAAGGATAAAACTTTACCATTAAAGGAAGCACAGGATTTAATTAGACAAATAAATAAAACTAACAATTTATTAACTCCTTTAGAAGATGTAATTGGTGGTGATACTGCAATTAAAGATTTAGAAAAAAAACACGAAGATTACCTTAAATGGTTGACAGGATGGACTAAAAGAAAAGAAAAATTAGCAAAGAAAAATATTGAAAATGAAGAAGAAGGTTTAGAAAATCAAATTAAAGCATATGAGAATTTCTCAATGACAATTGCAAATAATGTAACAAATGCTTTATCTGGAATGTATCAAGCTATGCAAGAAGGTGTATCTTTTGGAGATGCTTTAGGTCAAATGTTTGGAAGATTAGCACAACAAATAGCTGAAACTTTAGTTCAAGCTACAATATTTGCTGGTATATTTTCTTTAATTAGTGGTGGTGCTGGTGCAACAGGTGGATTATCATTTTTTGGTGCATTTACTAAAATATTAGGTTTAGCAAGTGGTGGAATTGCAACTGGTCCAACTTTAGCGATGATTGGTGAAGGTACAGAAAGTGAGGCAGTATTACCTTTAAGTAAATTGAGTGTAATGCTTGATAGAACATTTAATGCTGGTGCTATGTCAGGCAATAGTATGGGACAAAATGGACAATTTATATTGAGAGGCAATGATTTAGTATTAGCTTTACAACGTTCTAATACATCACTTAACCTAAGACGTGGAATATAATGGCATACAATTTAAAATATAGAATAACATTTGCTACTAAATCTGATGTTATTTCAACTGTACAATTATTAGAAGATGGATATAGTGGTGATGTAATAGAATATGATGGTTTAAATATAAATCTTCAATACATACCTAAAAGCGATGATATTTACGAACCAATTGTAGTTAGTCAATTAAGTGTTGGAATAGATGTTACTGATGATGTGGAAAATATGCCAAACTTTGCTACTTTGGATGATAGAAAGTATTTAGTAAAGTTATTTTATGGAAGTACTTTAGAGTGGCAAGGATGGTCTTTAAGTGATAGTGTTGACATATCTTTTACAACTGGTAGAAAAGAATTAGCTTTTAATGCAATAGATGGTTTAGGTATGCTTGAAAGCATAAAGTATGAAATGCCATCTTCGTATTATTTAATACAAAGAAAGAAGGCTCTTGAAGTTATTTTAGAGTGCTTAGATTATATTCAATTCCCTACATCTTTAAAGTTATTATCTGGGATTAGTTATTTTGCTAATGGAATGTCAAATAGAGCAACATTAGGAAGTAATGAACCATTGAATCAAACTTATGTTAGGTATTCAACATTGCTTGATAATAATTTAGAAACCATAAATTGCCTTGATTTAATACGTGATTTTTCTAAGTCATTTGGATGTAGATTCTTTCAAGCGGAAGGAATGTGGTTTATAGTTCCTTTAAATGAATTTGCACAAGATTCATATTATTATACAATATACAATCCAGATTATTCAATTGATTCTTATGGAACAAGAGATGAAACTTTAAGAATACAAGGATATTCTGGAAATACATCTGGCGGGTATTTTGTAGACAATAGTCAATTTAAAATATTAAAGAAAGGTTATAATAAGGTTTCAATAAATAAAGATATTGAATATCCAAATAACTACATCACTAATTACAATTTAAAAAATTATATTAGTAACTCGGCAGCTGGATGGGATGCACAAGTTGATGGTGCTACTTCACAAATATTAATAAAGCCATATGTTGATGCTAATTTAAACTCTTATATTTTATATAAAGAAAATGGTACTTCATCATATGCTTGGGTTTCTCCAACTAATTTACCAACTGTTCAATATTTAGATGACTTTGAAGTTTCATTTAACCTTGTTTCAAGCGGTGGTACAGGAATACCTACAAACGTTATGTATGTTAAAATATTGCTTGATAGTGGATATTTTTGGAATCAAGATGAAGAATGGTCAAGCAATTTGTCTGGTACTTCATATTATTATCCTATTAAATATTCTCCAAGTATAAGTGGTACACAAACTGTATCTTGTACAAGAGTACCATTTGCATCAAGTTTAACTATTCAATTTTATATTGGTACAATACAAGGTTCTGAAAGTAATGATTTTGTAGAAATAAATAATTTTGAGTTAAATGTAACACAAAGATTAACAAACGTTAAAATAGATTCATATTTTACTGATTCTGATGAATATGTATATGAATTAGATTTGCCTTATGGCTTTAACTCAATAGTAAATGGTCAGTATTATTATAGAGGTTTATTATGCGATAGTACTGGTAATAACCTATACAATTGGTATAATCAAAGATATTCAAGCATAATTTATAGAAGTTTATCAGAACTAATAATACACGAATACTCAAACTCTTTAATTAAGAACCCAATTAATGTTGATGCGACATTTCAAGGTTTAAGCCCTATTGATGTAGAAAGGTTTAGTTCAGCGGTAAGGATAAAAATGAATGATTCAGATGTTGTTAATTCTGTTCAAGGTAAACCATACATATTAGGAAATTCTACAATAGATTTAATTAATAATGATGTTGCTTGTACTTTGTTAGAATTGGATGCAAATAATGATGAAACTACAATTGATATAAATTATACAATTGAAACACAAGGAGAACCATATCCTGTAAAAAGGTCTTTACCACAGGTGTCTCAAGGAGCAGCAAATACTGCTGCATTGACAGATAATATTGTTTACATATTGGGTAATTCAACAACTTCATACTCAAAAGCGGTAGCATATATTGACAAATATTGTAGTATTCCTTTTAATGGTAACTATGATTGGTATAAAATACAAAGTGAAAATTTAATTAATTATAGAGTATATTTAATTAGACCAGATGGAATTTGCGATGTAAATGACCCAAGATAATAATATAATTGATTAAATTTGTAATATGGCAGCAGTAATAATACAAGAATTCCCAAATTACTCAATAAATGAGATTGGCGAAGTTTTAAACATAAGAACTGGTAAGCGTTTAATAAATACTACAAGTAAAAATGGTTATAGTATTGTTTGCCTATATAATCAATATGGTAGAAAAATGATATATGTTCATAGACTTTTGGCTGAATATTTTATACCAAAAGTTGAAGGTATGAATCACGTAAATCATAAAAATGGCATAAAAAACGATTATAGATTAGAAAATTTAGAGTGGTGTAATCGTTCAATAAATATGCAACACGCTTGGAATAATGGATTACAAGAACGTACAAGAAACATAACAAGCAAAAGAATGTCTAAATTAGTATTAGATTTAGGTACAGGTATATTTTATAATTCAGCAAAAGAAGCTGCAAATTTACTTGGTATAAATGAAAATACTTTAAGGTCATATTTATCAAACTATTACCCAAACAAAACAAATTTAAAATACGTTTAAAATGAGTGCAGTAATAGGAAAAAATGTGATGTTATATTACCATAGAACAGATGTAGACCCAGAGGTGGATGTTGCATTTGCTTGTAGTACAAATTGTAATTTTAACGTAACAGTTGACCAAAAAGAGGTAACTTCTCAATCAAGTGCGTGGTTTAGAGAATATAAGAACGATGTGGCAACTTGGAATGTTACTTGTGATGGCTTAGTTACTTTGACTGGCTTTTCATACCTTTTTATGCTTCAAAAGCAATTAGATAGAGAACCAATAGAGATTAAGTTTGTGGTGGATAACGGAGTTGATGGTT